AGGTGCGGTGATACATAATATACTGTATCCGTTTTATAATCATAAATGGCTTGCATATACTATTAGTCCTCATACCATTTTTTTGTTGCTCTATATATACGCTTGATAAAGTTGTCTACATCACTTGGCAAACTTGACGGTGCCCCATTCTGCCCATCGAAGATGTAGATGCCAGCGATGCCGATGAAACCATTAAGATAATAACTTGTTGCAAAAGATGCTTTGCCAAAATGCAGAGGAGATGCTGACTGAATATCATTATTATTTACATTAGTTGTCGATACTTTTTCAATTGTATCAAGATATATTTTTGCAAATCCGTCTCTATCAACGACAAAAGCCCCAAAATAAGTTTGATTTGCAGAAATAGGCGTATTAATATCTATATAATAAACTGGTGAACCGACGAGAGCAGAAACTCTAAATTTGAGTAAACCACTTTGTATGAAGGCGGCATATCCATACCCTGTTCCAGACGATTCTTGTCCTTTACTAAATAAAAATTGTGTATTTGTAACATCGTTACTCGTTTTAAACCAAAGCCAAACGATAAAATCATTCGTCCCCACATCCGCCACATCCCCAAAATCCACATAGTCATCAATGCCATCGAATGTGAATGCAGCGGGATGTGCAGGCTGGTCAGCTTCAAGAGAGCCGACGGTGAGACCGTGGTTGCCGTTGGAGACTTCTTTTATAGAAATTTCATCAACTTCCATCCACCCCAATGACCCTGCTCCAATATATAAAATATTAGCCGATGGAATACCAAAATAGGTAAATTTTTGCCAAGATGTTGTTAAATTTGGATTAATATAAAAAGAAAGTCCATCCCCTAAATAATTATTTGTAGTAGTTCCACGTGCATAAAACTCCAATTTAATAAATTTGCCAGAAATATTTAAACTTTGTTTTATACCGGCTCTCCCATCTGTATAATTAGTAATATCCACCCTATAAGCAAAATCCCCCTTATAACCACTTACTCTACTTTCAGAATAAGTATTCGTCCCCCAATTATATATTCCCCAATTATCAGGTTGCGAAGATGGATTACTATAATTTTCAAATCCTCCATTTATTACTAATTCATCCCCATACACCGCCCCACCTTGACTAAAATCCTCAACAAAGTTCGGTATCTGGTTAGCATTTAGGACAGGACGGATGGAAATGTTGTCATGCGTGCCATTGCCCAAACTGGTAACATGATTAGTCTCATTCACATACGAGATAGATTTCGTTCCATCCGTGGTAACTTCTTTTTTGTAAAGATTGCTACTTGAAGTTGAAACCGTCTGTGTAATCGTTCCACCACCAGAAACCACTTGCTGGAAATTGTTATTCGATATAGAACCAACGCCGTCCCATGTCCATCCTTTTGCCCGCCCGTAGCTCTCTTTTATTTCCTGTGCGGTGCGGGCTTTATTTGAATAGCGGATTGCGGCAATTTTGCCTTTGAAGTAATTTGAAAATCCATAACTAACATATAGACTGGAGCTATTATCAGAAACTGAACCAGTTAATGTAGATATAGATTGTGAGCCCTTTGATACACCATCGATGTAAACCGTAACTTGCGAATTTCCCCTATCTATAACTGCTACAATATGGTGCATTTTCTCATCGGTAACTTCTGTCGCTGTAAAATTAAGATATAAAGATGCAATACCATCATTTAAATGAACCTGGACAATACCCCCAGAATAATCTGGGTCTATTGATAAATAATACCCCTTACTTATTTTCTTTGTAACAACTAAATTCGCACCACTGCCAATTTTTACAGAACACCACGCCTCAACCGTAAAATCCCCTGTCCCAGGATTAAAATCCCCCGCACTCGCAGCGGGGATATACAAGTATTCATTCACGCCAGGAAAGTTCAATGCCTTACCGCCTTGATACGCAGGGTCTGTGCCCTTCATATCGGTAAGTAAATCGTTGTAATCCGTCCAGCCAGCAATCGAAAGGTCATGCGTTCCCGCAAGGTCTTGTATAACGGTTTTTCCGGTGTTTTCGTTAGAATGATATACATCATCAAATTTCCATAGGGCTACGGTGTTAGCATCAGAGTCAAATGTAAAATCATGGAAGTCTCCATTCGTTACAATTTCATCACCGAGTTGCTCACGGGGTGGTTGACCTAATATTTGCCTAGTAGGGTCTACTAATAGCTTTAGACCTTGGCTAGGTATCCTTGTCATTCCTATTCTAGGTGCTATGTCGAAATTCCTATTAGAATTTCTGGGCATACTTATCTCCTATTAACGAAATATCCAAATCTTGTCTCTTATAGAAAGGTCGGTACCAGTTGTCAATATCTCTACGACCTGCAATCCATATGGAACGCCTTCTAATAGGTATAGCGTGATATATGTACCGGCATCCATACCTGCTAATCTTAATTTAATAAATCCAGTAACTCCAATTATCATACCTGTAGGGGCAAAACCATCGTCAGACCAATCATTGGTTGTTACATCTACTAACTGAGCATATTGCCATGGTGCTGTAATTGTAGCAGCCTCATCAGCGGTATAGCGTCTTTTCTTTTCGTAGGCCATACCTTACTCCTTATAAAAGTTTCTTTAATTCATCAATTTGTAATAACAAATCTTTGTAGTCTTTGATAAGCTGTTTAATTTCAGCTTCACTGATATTGTTATCTTCTAAAGCTTTCTCAACATTTTCTACTAATACCAACGCTGATTTGGGTACATCCAATGCTTCTTTTACAATATTCAATACCCCTTTAGCCTTGTTTAAGAAGGGCAGTACGGCGCCTAATCCAAGAACAAAGCTGATTACAATTGAAAGCATTTGAACGATGTCCATTTATATCTCCTTTATTTTATTACACCGGTATAATTTGGTATTATCTTTCTAAAATGACCCCTCCTGTTTTTAACTTCTCTAGATAGGGCTGATAGAAACTTTCTATAATAGAACTGTGCACGCCTATCATCACCAGCATTCTCATATAGCCTATATTTAACATAATCTACTATGGCCATTTCTAACCTTCTAGATAAGCCTAATTCATCGGATATAGAAGTAGGTGGTGTATTGGCGACAGTATATCTCAATAATATGCCATTTGTATAGTTGGTTGCAGGTGTTATGTATACACCAGTATCCGAATCCTTTTCTAGGATTATAAGGTCTTGACCATCTATATAATACTTGTATTGTGGTACTACATTTGCCATGTTTAATCCGTATATATATTTAGTTCAGAGATTGTGTCAATTTCTATATATTTAGAATTTTCGTTAAGGCTATATACACCTAACAACCTAATCATGCTAGTAGGCAATGAATATGCCTTTGTACCAGATACTACGCTGATCTTGGTTACTGCTGTTTTCTCGGGTATCAGGTCTGCTATTTCATTATAAGCATCCTTAATATATGCTAAAATCTCATTGGGCCTTTCAGAGCCAACTCGTTCAACTATTTCTATAACCTTCAATATTAGTTACCTCCTTGTTGGGGCTGTGGTGTCGGTTGTGACGGCGTCATCATTTTCACAACTGATTGAAGTTCTCTTTCAGCTTGCTGATATAGCTGTTGTGATTTCAATATAAATGTTTTAGCAGCTTCTAGGAATCCACCAACAACTCCCATCTCACCTAAAATAACTTGCAACTCACCAAGGTAGCCATTGGCTTTTTCTATCATATTACGAACCTTTACCCCATAATCCTCTATCTGAGCGCGATACAGGCTTATTTTTGAATTTACATCTGCCGACCAATTCTCAATTGCCTGTGCGTTGTTTTGCAATGCTACCTGCGCCTCTTGGTCACTTTCATGTAGTTCAGCGTTTAGTGATTCTATGACAGCACGAACCCTACCAACCTCTTTTTCAACTTCCAATCTGTATTTCTGAAGTTCCCTGTCAACCCTTTGCATTTCTTGATTTATTGATGCAACATTGTCCTCTAAAACCAATCTCAAATCAGCTATTTTACCATTAGCCCTATTAATTTCTTCTGCTGCACCTTCTATGGACATACGTGCCATTTCGGGATCATCTTCATTCATAAGGGACTCAAAATTTATATTTGCTATTGTATCTATTAAATCCCTTGACTTGCTCAAGGCATCAGTAATCTCGGTATGATCTAGTGTCCATGACGAAACCGATATAGTGGGAAGTGTAGTTGATATTGTTAATGTTTCTGGTATATTATAATTCACACCACCAGACTTTGTTGTATAGGTTACCGGTGTTAAGCTAAGTGGTGTAAGGGTTGGTGCTGTTGGCTCTGTTTTTACAACAGATAAATAGGTTTCAACATCGCCTAATACACCATCTACATCAGCTAATATATTGTCTAATTCGGTTAAATATCTATTAACGTAGTATTGTGAAGCGGATAAAGAATCCAATGATGCTGCGTATACTATTGTAGGGCTTTCTATGTATTCATTACCTATGTCAGTTGCTGTATATAATATATCAGGGAAATCAAGCTTTAAATATTGTACTGTTGTTGAACCGGTTGGTCTTACATGTAATTGATTATTGTCATAAGAGAATATGGGAAACTCAGGTGTTGGTGCATATAAAGATGATAGGCTTAGTGCTACAAGGGCATCATATCTTGATAATATCTCGTGAGGTACTTCACGGCATTCTACACCATCACGGAATATTCTTAAGAGATGTCCGCGAGGTATTTGTAATAATATATCGTCACTAGCACCAGCATTTACAACTGTTACATAATTAGATATAATTGATTTTGGTAGTCTTATAGCAGCCCATCTATAGCCTTGAGATAGGGCATCTGCTATACTATTGTCGGTTGTTAATGTGGAAGTGGTTCCCGATATTTGCCTAACCCGGTCACCTAGTTGTGTAGCCATCCATTCCCTCCAAATTAGGTAATAAGGGCCCCGAATAAACGGGGCCATATTACATTGTTTATGCGGTTACAAATTCAGCGAAGTTGCTTGTATCGAGAGCTTCGTTGGGAATCGGGGAATAGATAACAAACACCTCTGCTTTTCCTGCGGTCATTGCAGCGAGTGCAACGGTAATAGTAAAAGCGGTATCTGCCGTTAAGACTACTGGCGTTGTTGCGGTTGTAGAGCCAACTACAGCACCAGACACCATTGAAGCCAATGCAAGTGCTCCAGTAGTTGCAGCGCCTATCTTAAATTCGGCAGTTGCAGCACCACCACTAGCAGCAGCCTCGGTAAACCTAAGTACAATGCCCAAGATGGTAGACCCTTTAGGAAAGGTCACTGGTAAGTTTGCGGTACCAACAGCTTGAGCACCAAAGTCAACCATAAAGGCTTTGACCATGGGAAAAGAGACGGTTTGAAACTTGTTAGTTCCCTGTACCGGATAATATTTAGTTACAGCCATTTAGTATCTCCTTTAATTTTGGCGTGTTTCAGCCTGGTTATTATTTATTAGGTCCAAATAGCATGGCGTTCAGGTGCAGAGCATTCCAAACCTGCTTCGGTAAGGATTAGGTCTACACGCTTATCAACACCACTGTTTTCTAATGTCTGAACACCAGGATACACAGAGGTATCACGGTTCAATCCATTACCTACTAAAGGTCGATAAGCAACGTTATTCATATTAACGCCAACGATATGTACACCAGTGCCATCAAGGTGAACGTTTCTAACAATATCAATGTCTCCATAAATGGTACTAATAACATTTACGGGTACGCCAGACATATTTCGTCGTTCGGTAAAGGCAAAGTCTGCACGGAATTGCGTACTATTAACTTGAATGTTGTTGTTAAAATACCCAGAAAGCTTATTCAACCAGTTATAGGTTAATGTATCAGCGAAGAACACAGTGGGCAATGCTCCACCATGGTATCTAGGATCTAAGAATTGGGACAAGTCATCAAGGAAATCATCCGTAGTTTTGGTAGAATGGTTCAGAGAAAAGATATTACCATACTGCCATACGAAGTCAATGATACCTTGAGTATATTGCCGACCTTCATCGTCAATGTGTTGAGACATAAACAACAGGTCAGTTTCAATATCCCATTTATGCTCTATCAGCTTTTCACCCCATAACCTTGCCCATTCATTAGCTTCGTAACGTAATTCGGTGGCACGTGTAGAGTTGTCCATTGCTAATGCAGTTTTCCAGATTTGGGTTAAACCATATCCGGTGCTGAAAGGCTGATCGGCCCATGTATCCGGATAACCGGAACCACGAGCAAATGCAGACCCAACAACATAGCATTTCTTGGATTCTAGTCCGGATGCAGAATTGGCAAATGCAATATTATAGGTTGTACTGATAGGTGCAGTTGCACTAGCCCATTGCAGCTCAACGTTAGCAGAATCGCGTAATGTTCGCTCAATCTTGGTTTCGAGGATGACATATTCGCCACTGTCGGTAACCGAAACGATACGAGCAATCAAGTAATCCTGCGGGTCGTTATATGCAGGGCCAGTATTGATTTTAATTAATTGATTAGGCATGAAGAAGCGGGGTTTGGTTCCCGTAGCCCCAACATCTACCTTTGAATTAGAGTTGCCGTAAACATTACCAATGTTGCCAGAGAATTTATAGTCAGCACCCACTTTAAAGAAGTAGGTTTTTCCTTGAGCAACATCAGCCGCTGTCAAGGTGGCATCATTAGTGGTCAAGGAGCCAGAGGAGGTTCCATGTCCAACTATAAAGCCATATCTTCGATGAAATGAAGATCGCCTTTCTACAAATTTAAATTGGGGGTCATTGGTAGGTTTACGTCGATATACGGATAACAAGCGAAGAAACGGGTCCTGAGGAACGGCTAATTCGGTAACAGCGGGTCCAAAAGCAAATTGTCGCCTCAAATCACCGGTATTAAGAGTAGAGCCATCACTAGCAGCACCCTGTTCCAATAAACCAGTTAAATCACTTAAGGTGATATCGGCCATTTATACTAACCTCCTATATTCTTATTTTGTTAATAACCGAGAGTCTTTTTAATCATATCAAAAACCGCTCGATTAACATCATCCTTATCATTTTTAGGTGGCGTACCCAAGCTAGTAAGGGATTTGGGTATACCCCTCATTTTCTTTAATTGTTGTTCAACTTCTTTAACAGCTTGTTTGGCTATTTCCTGTTCCCTTTTTTCACGATTCTTTAGGTAGTATATGTCCTCTAAAGAGAGTTGGTGTGTTTTAGACCAATCAATGAGTTCTGTTAACTCCTCATCCTTAAGCTTCATTCTCTCCTTAAACCTTTCCAACTCATCTTTTAGCCTAGACTCAGCTTGTTGCTGTTGTGTTACAACTTGCAACCTTTGAGACACTATACTATCTACCATTGTGGCCAATACTTTGGCTGAATCGGATTCAGGGTCTTTTACAGCTTCATCAAAGTCAAATATAAAATCCTCTGGTAGGTCAAGTTTCTGAGTAACTGCCGCAGGAGTACCAGAGGACTCTAAATAGTTACGTACATGCTCTACCAGATTTTCGTCATTTTTCATTACCTGTAACAAGGGTATATAGTCCTCATATTCCTTCAGCTTCTGTAATTCCTCGTACAGGCGCCGAGCCTCACGACTAGAGTCCTCATAACGCTTTTTGAGTTTTTCTAACTCGGCCTTAAGCTCCTCAGGGTCTTGCTCGGGGTTAGCCGGTTCTTCGACCACATCATCGACACCATCATCGGGGTTAACCGTTGGGCTAGGTACGTCGATAATAGAGCCTTGCAATGCCTTATCTAAGGCATCAAAAAAATCTTCATCATTTAATTCGGGGTTAACCGATACATTGTCTTCTGGCATGTTACTGCCTCCTTTAGTGTATAATTATCGTAATGTAAATCAGCTCCTCTAAATATAACACCTACTAGTGTCATTGTCAAGGGCTTTTTTACTTTTTTTATATTGAATTATCAGATCTACGTTTAAAATCTATAACTCTTTCATATAGCCTTTGCAAGTCTATTACATCCTGTTTACAATGTCTCATAACGTATTCTATTGATTCTCTATGGCCGGTAGCAGCCCTTATCCATGTGTTATAGTCAAGCTCAGTCTTGTTTGATTTTCCTAATAAAAATTCACATGCCGTTCTTAGGCTAGATCTGGTTAGTTGAAACTTGTTCCGTATTATATAATATACGTCGGTATGTACTATTGCACCATATACTGGAAAGCTATACCCCCAATGTACGGCCCTAGAACGTATATATGGCAAATCAAAACCGGTTCCATAGAATGTTATTATCTTGTCGAATTCATTAAGGTCGTCTAATAGCTTTTTTATTAACTTTTTATCCAATGTGCCATTACGAACCTCTCTAGGTGTCACGGAACCCTCAAATATCTTATCGCTATTTTCGTCTTTTATGCAATAGCCAATCATAAAGCCAACATTAGCTTTTAAGTTAGTTGTTTCTATATCGAAAAAGCCTATACGGTTTCTATCAGGCCTTTCTTTAAGATAGCAGCTATAATGTTCTAAATAAGTATGTTTATGGCGTCGGCACCTATGTGTGCCTAGCCACACTATCTCACTCTTTTTTAACTTATGTACGGGTGCAATTGGCATTCAAACCTCCATTGTTATTTTTTAACCCGTTTTTGGGCTCTTAACTCTGCACGCAACTTTTCTATTTCCTTACCAATCTCACTACGCATCATCTTTAATTCGTCCCTCATTCGTTCCTGTACTAGCTTTTGCATCATCTTTGTTTCGGTTTTAGACCTATCTACTTCTTTATCAGCCATAGCGACCTTACCCTTTATACCTGCTTGTATAAGTTGCCGTTCTAGTGTTTGCAATTTACCCTCTTTATCCTTTAATTCTTTCTCCAATTGGTCTATTGTAGATTTCATCTTGGAATATATGCTATTTCTTTCTATAATATCCTCCTTGTCTGGTATATCTGCTTTGCTTAAAAATGCTATATCGTCTATAATACCAAGCTGATACCATTCCTTATATTCCTCCAATTGCATCCATCTGTTTAATGGTAATGTAGAGCCACTCAATATTCTAATATCATATTTCATAGATGCGTAATCATTCACACGACCTATCAATTTGCCTTTGTCATCATACAGTGGAATATTAATTTCATGCTCTCTTTCTTCCCAACCTCCCATATCATTAGGTTCTACTATCCTAAATATTTTGCGGAATGTATAATGTTCCCTGGCAAACTGCAACCATACTCTACCTACGTGTTCTAGAAATGGCTCAAATATATTGTTTACCCATGATCTTATACGCCTAGTAGAGAACTCATCTTTTGCTAAGAAGCCCCTATAAGTCTCTTCCCTACCACTTGCTATACCCATCACTGGTGGCTGTATACCGGCCATATATTCTAAGTCAGTTTTAGAATCTTGTTCAACGGTAAAAAATGCATTGTTTATTGGTAACGGCATAATAGGCACAGGGCCATCAGGTGAAAATCCTTGCCTATATGGTAATAGTGCTTGGGGTGATGCAGCATAATTCTGCCATAAGTCCTCATCAATTTCACCCTCTATATATTTCCATCTTAAATTCGAAGATAGGTTGGCATGATGAACCATAATCTGATGAGATTTATTTATCTCTTGTTGTTTGCCTATGAGGGGGGTAACAGCACTCATAGCATATGGTGTACCGGTGTGGTTGTAAGGTATTGCAATAATAGGCGAATGCGATATTGGCAATATTGCCTCATACAATGCCCTATCGCCTATAGAACATATCTTCTTTATACGCCTCTCAAAATATGGTATGGCCTCTTTTATATTGTTACCTAGTTGCCTTTTAAGTAGTTCATATTCCTCTTCGGGCACAAACCGTTCCTCAATCTTCCCCATTTCTTTTTCAAATTCTTGTGTAAGCCTATCCCTATACTCTTGTATCAATGCGGCTATTTCATCAGATGCTTTCCTAACTTCGAATTCATATCTCTCCTTTAATATTTCACCAGCTTGTAATTGCCTTTCAAGGCTTATTTGCAGTTCTTCAAATTCAACAGATTTTTCCTCAGCGAATTGATTAACCATTTGGTCTATTTTCGCAGCCATCATTTTCGCCTCATCAGTACCAGGTGGTATATTGATATAAAGGCGATAATATTTTAAATTTACAGGCATATATACTTCAAAATAGGGTAATACATCATCATAACCACCATCCGCTGTAGGAGGTGGTTCCTCGTCTTGAGGAAGTATTGCACTTTCTTCGGTAAAATCTCTTTCAGAAGATGATAGTGATGTTGATAACGTTATACCGGCTTTTATACGCCGTATAATTGATGCATATTCAGGTAAAGCATCCATTAATACATGTCTAGGTAAATCCTTCTTGATTATGTGATACATCGCATCACGTTCATACGGGTCACGTGTCATAGGCGATACCCATACTTCAAATGGGTCTATAGATTCAAAAATTACTTCGCCTAGACCTCTATCGGCATCTGGGTCTATCTTAATATGTATATATCCTTTGCCACGAACTAATGCATTGGTAACAACAGATGACAATATCGCCTTCCCGCCAGATATATACCAAGAATAATCCATTAAGTCTGTAACAATGTTAGCTAATCTTACGTCATCACCTTTTACGCCAACAGCCCTCCATTTAGGGTTACGGGCTGTTACAAAATATTTCATAGTCTCAATAATCGGTGTAATGCGATTAATTATAAAGGTAGGCATTCCAGCTTCTTCTAATTCGGAACGCTCCTTTTCTGTTAGTTGGGCGTTCAGGTAGAAATCCCAAGACCTCTGTTCCTGAACCTGCCACTTTGTTCTAGAACCGACATTAGCTTGGAACCAGAGGTTTAACACCTCATTCCCAATTTTACGGCCTTTCCTAGAACCTAATTCTTCTTTACCCATCGGCATATTTTCCTCCTACGCCAATAACCATGGTTTGGCTTTTCTTTTTCTTTTAATTATTTCACCTGTATCCCATTCTTTTTCTATCTTTATGGGATGTGAGTGTTTGCAAGCATAATATAATGCATCTAATGTATCATCATGTGCCATTTTAGGACCAAATTTAAGTATTTCATCTATTAGGTCGAAATGATTTTCTCTTACATGTATCTGCCCACCGGAGAATCTGGCATTAAGCTCAGAATAAATCCTATTCATCTTTTCTTTTCCACCAGGTTTTTCAGGTATAATGGATACAGACCATATACCTAATCGCCTCTTTTCCGCCATTAAAGACTGAAATACAGATCTATTCATTGCAACATCTTCTACAGTACCATTTAGGCAATGATATTTCTGATACATTTCTATTATATAATCTACAACACCTTTCTTGCCGGTTAGTTTACCGGAATTATCTCTAAGGCCTAATGTAGGTATTCCACGTTCTCTTACATAGTCTATAACGTATATATTTCTGTTTATATCTACACCTATAACCATTATAACGGAATAGTCTGAATGTTTAGTTGCTATATCTGTTGCCGGGTCACATCCCAGGAATGTGTTAATAGGTATATACTCTGAATCTGTTACTATATAGCTTTGTCCGGCATTGAACGTATAATAGCCATTCCAAAATCTAAGGTGGTCCCTAGTCCATAGGGCTGTTTCACGCGATTGGACCTCTAGTTCGTACTCTTGATAATAGCCACTAATACCCCTAGGTGATAATGCATATCTCCTTTTAATTTCATCAAGCTTTTCCTTAGGCATCCAGGATGGCCATAAAACGCCACCGGGCATATTGGGTTGGGTAGCAGGATAGGCTATTATTTTCCATGGGTGTTCCTCTATTTTCTTTTTATCGTCTTTTATCCGGTTGTATTGGTCTAATAACCTAGCTATAAAGCTATCATAGTGTACAGGCGTACCTATTATAACTAATCTTGCCCAAGGGTCCTGAGGATCTATTGCGGGTAATATACCGTTCATGATTATATCTGTTATCTTTTCTCTTGCACCAGCTGTACGGGTATTATCTTCATTTTCGGCATCATCAACATATACATTGGTAAACCTCAATGCACCAGATTGTATAGTTGCTTGTGTATCACCTCTTATTGAAGATAGATTGGAAGATGATATTAATCTATCACCATGAATTGTAGTAACATCCTCTTGGTTCCATACATCTCCACGCAGCTTGCCGAAATAAAACTTTATTCTATCATTATGGTCTAGGTGTAGTTTAACATATGATGTATTGTTTTTAGATTTCTTTTGTGAAGATGATACCCACGCTATAAACAAACCCCTGGGTCTCTCTTGGAACCCCCATTCATAAGCCTTTTTAGCAAATACAAAGTCATGTACTATTTTACACTTTATAAGGGTGGAATTATGAGTAAGGATAAAATCCCTTGCGACAAATAGGCTATCATCAGAATCTACTATCAGGCACCTACACAAATCTTTGCCTACATACCTTATAGACACTATAGCATTGAATAATTTATTGTGTGGTACAAATCTTGATGACTTTCTTTTTAATTTAAATGGGCTCAATCCAATTTTTATTGATATATTAAAGCTATTATATTTCCCACTCTGCCTTTTATAGATTTTAGCAGACCCACCAAGGCTCCTTACCAAATAAACAACATCCTTAGCCAGCCTATAACTTACTGTGCTAAAGTAAACTCTTATACCGTTGCTTGATTTAGTGGATAGACATCCATCGGTATCCATTAATCCACGTAGCAATTCCAATCTTTGGTTTATAGATGATTGCAAATAGATATCAGGTATAAATTTATTATAAACATTGACATTGAGTTTTAATGATTTTATTTTCTTACCTATACCCCTAACAGAAAACCTGATACCCTTTCCAGTTTTGCACTTCCTTATACAGCCTATATCATACCCACTCAAATATCCAATAATCTCTTCATAATCATCAATACTTGAATGTATTCTAACAAAACCACTTTCCTTGCTAATAGACCCATCGCCTATAATCAATCCAAGCAAATAAGGGTCTAACGGCAATTCATTTTCTGGTAAATTTATCGGACTAGGGTTATCTATCGCATAGTTAAATGTTCTAACAACTGTGTTGAATCTCTTGTCTACCCTATCAATATGGTAGTTTTTTAGCATATCAACAGTTTTCAATGTAGTGTATCTATCATCTTCGGTGTACCCATTAAGCCTCCTTACCGTCCATAAGTGTTCGCCAGATACCAAGATACTCCTACCATCCCTTAATATAATCTCATATATATCTTTGTACACTATATCGGAAAGGCCTACTATTTTCTTTGGGTTTCCATCTGAGCCAAACACGTAATCGTTATTTCTAAGATTTCTAACCTGCACCCAACCCCTCTTGGTAAGTACAACCTGGTCAAGCCTTATATGTTTGGCATGTCCCCGGGGAAGTATCAACCCTAGTGGCTTATTGTTCTTCCTATTTAACTCTTCGGCAACTTCATAATGGAATTTAGGTGTGGTTGACTTACGAAAATCACCAGGTAAAAACAATTTGCCAAAGAAGATAAGGTCATCATATGCCCTTTTTAATATCTTCTCATGTTGGCTAGGTAGTCTGGTGATTATATTAGCCATCCAATTCTTCCTCTTCGCTAGGTGCCTCTATCATTTCTTTTTCGGCTTCTATAGAGGCTATTTCTTCCATCGTAAATGGATTAAACATCTTTACCTGGCCATGCATGATCTCACGGGTTTTCTCCTTGGCACCAAGCCAATCAGCTAATTCTTTTAGGGCCCCTAGTTTAACCTTATCGCTATTAGATGCCTCAACTAAAAGTTTTAATTTGCTAAGTATATACTCAAAGTTTATACCTAGCTTTTCGGCAATCTCATCAATGTTTTTGTTGATAGCCATTTGTATCCTCTCCAATTTTAATAATGCAACTGCCTTTTCAAACCAATATTGACTGGAACCAAAGGCCTCTTCGTAAGCCTCTTGAAGGCTTTTACCACATAGTAACAATGTTACAAATGCAATTTCACGCCTCGATAGGTTAGGCTTAACCTTTATATGGTGATGTACTTCTTGGTCAGTTTTTCTAGACATTCTGTACCTATTAGGGTGTAGGGAGAAGTCAGTATCCATTACAGTATCAGGTCTGATAGGAAATGTACCAACAACAGTTCTTACATAATATCTAGCAACATAAGGATATTTAGTATTGGGCCTTCTTTTAAATTCTCTACGGGCTAATATCTGGACTATTCTACCATCATCAGACCATGTCCAGTCGCCTTCATCAGCTTCACGCCAACTTTCTACTATAGGGGGTATCTCTTCATCTAAAGACCTAAAATGGTCTCTAAACTCCTCTATACTATCAAATACATAATGCTTTACGCCTTTTATTTCTCTATAATCCATGTTAGCTGTCCGCTAATTTTAATTCCATATTATACCGTTCTCTACCCTCATCTTTTAAATAACCCCACCTAACCTGAAATCCGGCTGCTGTTTGCCGGCATTTCTTATTAGAGCAGGCGGGAAAACGGATAAAATCACGATTACTTACTTCATCCACATTTATTACTGTAGACGCTATTCCCTTACGACAATATGGACATGTAAGTGTTACAACCAACTTGGGGTTGTATATAATGTTATCCTTCTCATGACCCTTTATTTTAATTCTTTTTTTAGTCATTATACGACCTCTATTTTTATAGGGTAAAATGATTCAACAAGCTTTTTCTTTAACCTAAATTCGCTGGTTTCATAGCCTTTCACATCTACAAAGTGAACAGTGCCATCAGCATGAAATTCTACAAAATCAACTACATATTTTATATTACCGGGCAGATGGAGTGGTGATTGACGTAAAAAGAAAATAACCTCTCCATCTGCCACACGTTCTTTTAATTGTTCATAGTATTTTGCCTCTTTCTTTGAATCAAATCTCATGCCATCCAACTTGGTACTAGTGGCGTTAAACTTATGTCTAATTTTTTTCGGCATATGACTTAGTTATCTCCTCAATTAACTTTAAATTGTTTTCATCGTCAGTACGTGCTTCTGATACTTTTTCATAATATCTATTCTTGGATCCATTATAGCCTATTATATAGCCACCAGCTTTACCATATCTGACCTTTAATGCTAATACCTCAGCTTCATATGGGGAGTTCATTGCAGGATTACGGGAGTAGGGGTAATTGATAAATGCACACATCTCGGACATCTGCTCTATTGTTCCGCCTTCGGCAAAATCTCCCATTGAAGGCCTATTACCATCTCTTTTTTCTACTTCACGATTTAATTGTGATACTAGTATGCCAGAAGCGTTGACCTTTTTAGCGGCCCACTTATAATCCATCATAATCTTTTCTATGTCAAATCTACGGTCCTTGCGGGTGTTTTCCCTAACCTGTACAAGCTGGATGTAATCATCTATAAATACATCAGGCTTCCATCTTAATATCTCTCTAACAGCACCAGAAAGGTCTCTAATGTCATCATACATTCTAACTGTTTTATATGTTTCTTTTAATTGGGCGTTTATGCGTTTTATCTCATCCACCATCCAGGGTTCTAGCTCGGATTCTCTAAGGTGTTCATTTCTTAATAAATCGGAGTTCATTACTATTAACCTTGCTATGGCCATTGTATTGGTCATCTCACGATTAAATAATAAGACTTTTAGCCCTTGACGGGCTAACGCATCTACTATGTTCAGTATTATCGTTGTTTTGCCGTTACCGGGTCTACCACCTAGGGCTACCAGTTCGCCTCGGGTTATACCACCAGCAAAATTATCCATATACGGTAAATTTAATCGTATTATGCGGGAACCAGTTACTATATTGTCTACTGCTACATCGGATATTTTATCAAATGAAGCATCTCGGGCGGGTTGCAATGCTATTAATTCTTCTATATATCTTTGCTCTTGAATTAAAAGGTCTTCAATCTCTTCTTCATCCATTTGAGATACATCTTCAAAGCGGCGGGCTATGCTTACTGCCTCTCTTCGGATATTATTACGCCATACTATCTTGGAATATTGCTCTATCTTGTCGGGGTCTAAATGGTCTTTAATACTCATTAATGAGTCTATATAGTCAATGGGGAAGTCAAGGTCTTTTAATCGGCATATTTCGGCTAGGGTTATTTCATCTATAGGCGACCTGGTGTTTATTAGTTGTGTAATGGATTCCCATAGGACCCTATGCCTTTTATCCCAAAATACTGATGCCGTAGGTATCCATGAAGATACTTTATCATAGTCATCAGGGTAAAAGATGGTGTAAGCTAATACAGCACGTTCAGCCTCTACTATATTACTTAGCATTTTAGAGGCATTATTCATGTTTACTAGATCCTTTTTCTTTGCTTTCAAGAATATTAGCCATTTCTGCTAAGGTTAATGTATTAATATTTACAACAGCTCCTTTGGGCACGGCGAATACATCATAATAATACCCCCTTAATGGTACCATAGAGTGGGATAGCACATAGGCATCTTCGGTTTCGGACTGTAAAAAGCCGAAAGAGAATATATGAGGCATATTAACGCTTCTAGCAGATCCCCAGCCGGTAGATAAAGATGTTGAATCAATCCATTCAATTAATAGCAATTTCGGTTCGGTGTTTTCGGAACCGACAACATTTTTTGTTTTACTCAAATCATTCCTCCTTATTTTAGTGATTTGGCAACTTTTTCAATACCACGCACACCAATATAACCACTCACTGATACCTTAATCAAGGAAAAAATATCTTTTTTTACATCTGCGGGCACAGATGCAGGTGCTATACCATACCAATCTAACACTACCATAGCTACAAATATTAGTATAGTTATTGGTCTCCAGTTAGATGTAAGGAAGCTTTCAGATTTAGTTTCAGCTAATATAATCTTTTCTCGGGCCTCCATTAACTGGCTAGTAAGGCCTATTAGTTGACCTTCTATCTTGGCCTTTAGCTCATTGGCCTTGTCTTTATCTACTACAACTTCATCAATTGTCCCGAAGATACGGGATACTACATCAGATACGAACGGTATATTCATAATTAACCCTACTTTAATAGTCCAACGAACTCCATTAACTTAAATACTCGATTTATCCAACCTCGTTTATATATGTTAAAGGTGTTATTACGAAGCCGGGCATAATATGTTATACGGCTTTTTATAAGCTCAATTGCTAGGTCTTTTTCGGGGGCTTTAAGGACTGCTTGTACGGTTTTGGGGCCAATAATACCATCTACTCTTGTGGGCGATTTAACAGCGGTTAGGGAGGATTGTAATAGCAATACAGCTCTATGGTTACCTATATTAACGGCGGTGTCAAACATTATTTGAGCTATTAACCTGGGTAGTTTATCTAGTTCAAGATAGTCCCAATAGTATTTACGATATATCTGCTTAGCTTTATCTTCGGTTAGGTCTATAATATCTTCATTAGGAAAGGCTTTACGAGATATTCCGAATTTAGTTAATCCGCCGGTATCATCTGTTAAGCCTCCTTCTACTTCTATTACAAAGGCAACTATATCCGAAAAAGCATCTATACGGCTTTCAGGTGGCTCAGGGTCGACGATAGCAGGTTTAGGTTTAATAGGTATCCTACGAGATAAAAAGTGTGTTAGAAACGATACCATTGTTCTTCCTTAAATTATTGATTTCAACCAGTATCCTTCTAGGGTTTTTTTCTAGCTGCCAAGGGATATAAGATAATACGGTATAGCCATTAGATACTAGCTTGTTAATTCTATTAATGGTGTTTATAAAGTCTTTACGATGGTTACGGGAGTTTAAAGATACTATTATTACGGCTATAGAAGGTGGTATAAGGATATCAATTTTTTCTCTATCGATATTTATATCTTCTTCATAGTCTATACCAGATTCATTTAACAATCGAGTTAGATTCGCTTTAATGCTCATTTAACCTCCTTCTAATAACCCATACAGAAAAGGGCAGAGTATGGGCTTAAAAAAGTGTCTTGCCTTACGGTCAAGGAATTGATTAATATTGTAGTCATATTGAGCTGAAGCAGATGTTATAGCGTGTTAGCCCTAAGCAGCTCAAAAATTGACTACTTATATACTGTCTCAAAGATAATGCCTCCCAGCGCCTTAGTCAAGCGAAAAATTAATTTTTTCAATTTTTTTATCAATTTTAGCATATTTTAGGCTGTTTTGGCTTAAAATTCGTTAAAAAAGCCATTGGGAAGCAATAACAGCATATAGCAGGTTTCACAATAGACCTCTTCAGTATCCGTATTAAGGGCTATTTTAAGGCCCTCATCAATCCATTCACCACAGTTTAAGCATTTTACTTGGCCTTCTGTGGGCTTTATAACCCAGTTATTAGTGCTTTCAATAGAATCGTTATAACACATTTTGACCTCCTTTAAATTGGCTGGTACAAATATAACAGCTATTAAGGCTTTATGCAAGCTAAAAATTAGCCAGAAGACATTTGGGTGAGTTCGATAGGATGCAGAGCTAAATCATACAATATAGACCGAGTTCTGGCGGATTATCCAGTTCGTCAGATTCAGTTAATTTTCATTTAATGTCTAATCATAAGGAGGTTGGTTATGGCTATCAAATTAGGTAGTTATGTATGGATTTTTGGTGCCCGTGGTGGTGCCAGGATGAAGGTCAAGGCGGTTTTCGAAAACGGCCATGTGGTTATGGAGCGGTCTGATGGTGAGGAGTTCACATTAGAGCCGGAACGGTTTGCCACATTTGCCCAGGCCACACCAACACGGATGGATGCAACCAAGGCCAATGAGTATCTGTCAAGGCTTTTGGGTGGTGATGAGGCTGACACGGACACACAGGCAACTGAGTAACCTTTAGGGCCCTTCGGGGCCTTTAGGGTTAGTTAAAAAATAGGCCCTGTAACATATTTATAGGGCCTTTAATAACAATTAAAAGGAGGTAATCCCTATGGACAAATTTATAGACAGGTTTGAAGATGTTTTTACAACGGTTATACTGTGGGCAACAATATTCACAATGCTGGTCACCCTCGGCCTTATTCTAATCAATATAATATAGGTCAAACTCATATCAAAACAATCACAAAAAGGAGATAAAAAATGAAATTCGACAAAGAATTAAAAAAGATTGGACATGATAGGGAATACTATAAAATCGGTGCAGTTATTCCAGATAACCAACTTTACAAATTCTGGCAGTATAAAAATTTAGAGGCTGCCAATAATGCTGGGTTTGACGAATGTTTTTGTCTTATAGTATCCTATGGTAAGCATGGGCTTACTGTAAGGCAGAAAGAAAGCAAAAACAGTTTTATTTTGGTACCAAAAGAAACAGAAGAATTTTTATAGTTGGTAGCATCCTGGGCATGATGTAAAACTGCCCAATAAATTAATCAAAAGGAGGTTAATCTGGAGGGTTACACATGGAAATGGTGAAAACCACATTGCTAATATTATCAGCCCTAATATTTGGTTCTACCGGGCTGATATTAATGTTTTTCGCTGTATTGGCAGGTAGCTGGCTTATATTATATGCTGGCATATTACCTTTTTTAGTTGGCTTTTTAATCTTTGATGAAATCCTAACAAGGAGTAGGGTTCATAGGAGGTACCCGAAATGAAGGTTAAAATTAAACTGAAAATCAAGGTAAAGATTAAGAAGGCAAATTAATGGCAAACGAAATATTTATACGCAAGATTGAACGGGCCATAGGGAAACCCCTTCCGGGATTAGTTAAATATATCTTGGAAGGGGATATTAAAGAACTTGGCATTGATGATATTAACCAGTTAGAAAAAATGGATTTTGATATAAGGAAAGCAAGGTGTCATCCCCAAAAGTGCCATAAATCCCATAAGGTAGCCCTGGTGTATGGTTGCGAGGTCTATGAACAACATTGCAAAAGTGTAGAAGTTCCCATATGGAATTATATTGACTTCCTATGGGAACCATTAGAAAAGGGTAATAATATAAGAAGGTATAAAAAGCAAAAGGAGAAAAGATGCATATAGGGTTTGATATTGAGGCTGAACTTGCCTATAAGGGTAGGTTAAAAAAGCTAACAAAGTTTGAATATTCCAAGG